ACCATCTCATAGGAGAAATAATCATGGCTATTACAGCCCCCTCCATTGACGAACTCTTTGGCGGTTTGCCAAAGGAACAGCGCCTAGACCGCTTCGAGGCTTACAAGTCAGCTCTTGCTGCTTGCCAGACTCGTAGCCTCGTTCAAGCCGCTCGTGGCGAGGCCTCTTTCGAGCGCCAAGTCGGTATCGTCAAGTCTGCTGGAGCACGTCTGCGTGACGACCTCAGCAAGTCAGTATCCCCAGACCAGCTCGCCGCTGTTGAGTCCGCTCTTGCCGGAACCGACATCGTCAAGGAATGGACCCTTACCAACCCATTGTCAGGTGCTCCATACACCAACATCGGTTTGGTCCCTTACGACCTCCAGCCCGCGCTGGAAATGCTTGTACCAAAAACTTTTATCCTACGGAACGCAATCAGTAGGGTAGGGGCCTTAGGGCAGGCTTTGGAGTATCGTCGAATCCTCGGTGTTTCTAACTCCCGCACTGGCGGCGTTGGCAACCTGAACACATTCTTCAACTCCAACACCAACACCCAGTCATTCAACGGCGTGACTCTGAACCGTCCGAACCTCATCTCATACTCGGCTGACCGTATCGTCAAGCCTTACGTTGAGCAGGGTATCTCGGACTCCGTGAGCATGCAGGCTGAGTTCGCAGGACAGGGCTACACCGACCTCCGTCAGTTGAGCCACACCGCCGCGATCTGGTCACACATGCTCGGTGAAGAGAACAACATGCTGAACGCTGTGTCGACCGCTTTGGTTGTCACCTCGTCCACCGCCACCATCGCGCTTGACGCAACTGTCTCTGGTTCAGGTCTTCCTGCCGGTGCTGTGTCATCGCCATACATCACGTTCTCCAGCGCCGCTGGTGAGTCTAAGGCCATTGTGCCATCGGGCTCAGTCACGGCAGTTGCTGGTCAGGGTATCAAGGTTTCGGCTTTGGCTAACGTCCCTGCCGGTACTATCGGAATCAACGTGTACGTCACCATTGGTGGTTCGCTGTACAAGGGTTCGACCCCAGTGAACGCTGTAGGCGCAAGCCCATCAGTATTCTCAGTTGTCACCACCGCTCCATCAACCTCCGCAGACAACGGCTCCGCTAACGGAAACGCTTTCGGTGGTACGACTGTTGGAACCTCAGGCTACGACGGCTTCATCTCCACCCTTACTGACCCAACTCAGACCGGATACAACTTTGCCCTTAACGGCTTCTTGTCAACATCCGAGCCTGGTGGAGACTTCCAGACCGCGTTTGTTTCGCTGTTCAACAGCGTTCAGGCCGACCCTGACTTCATCTTGACCACGGCTGCAGTACGTCGCGAGTTGAGCAAGACCATCCAGAGCAACGCTTCAACTCAGGGCTACCGCCTCACGTTGGAGAGTGGCGACAATGGTGTAGGCATCGGTTCAGTAGTTGGCGCTATCGCTAACGAAGCCACCGGAAAGCTCGTGGACGTAATGGCCCACCGCTTCATGCCTGCAGGTGTTGCAGTCATCCACTCCACTCAGTTGCCTTTCCCTGACTCGGGCGTAAGCACGACCGTCACGGCAAACAACGTTGTTGACCAGATGGTCATCGAGTGGCCACAAATCGGCATGTCGTACGACCTGTCGACGTACACCTACGGTACGCTCGCGTTCCACGCTCCAGCGTGGTCGGGTGTTATCACCGGTATCCTCTAAACAGAGGATTCACTCGCTAGTGAATAACTAGCCATTGCGGGTTGAGCCGGTCGGAGTTTCCCCTTTTCTCCGACTGGCTCCCCGCCTTTTCGCAAAGGGAGCATTAAATGAAAATACTAGGTAGCAATCCAGGACTCAAAGAGATTCAACTCGGAGAAGACGGCCCAATCAAGAAGCGCGACAAGGACGGAACATTCCACGTCAGCGATGACTTGGGAAAGAAGCTCGTCAAGACCGGCGACTACGCGGCTACTGGCATTACCTTTCGAGGCGCTCAAGGTTTCTACTGCGAGCCCTGCAACTTCACCTCGCTGTTTCGCACTTGCGGGCGGTGTGGTTCAACTGATCTAATCGAGGAATAGTCATGGGCGTAGTAGCACCGTTTATTAAGACCGAGGGAATCATCTCCCCCTACGTCACCGTGACCGAGGTACTCAGTTCGGCTACGGCAGCATCGGTGGACTTTACAAACCTTGTCCCTAACGCCAGCCTCAACGCTCAGACCGCGGCTCTCCAAGAGCTCATCGTCAAGGCCTCGGCTAAGGCGGACAACTACTGCCTGGGCGCACTAGGTACGCTCTGCGCTACGGTCAACACCGAGAACGGTCGCTACTCAGCAAACCGCATGGGTCAGTTTGTTATCCAGCCCTACTTTTGGCCTATCGTCGAACTCAAGTCTTTCGAGTTTGGCTACGCACCAGGGTCGGGCATGAACGCCGTGACCCTCAACAACTCGAACACCTCAATCGAGCGTTATCAGTTCATCATCACCAACCAGTACGGCCTAAGCCAAGCCACCTCAATCGGCGGGCTCAACATGGTCGGTGGAGCGTTCGGTACAGGTCAGCAACAGTTCTGCCAGTACACCTACGTCAACGGCTTCGCTAATACGTTCACCTCCGCTGCAATCACCGCTGGGGACACTTCGCTTACGGTCGACTCGGTCGTAGGCCTTTACGCTGGGATGACCGTACATATCTGGGACGGCGCGAGGGACGAGCAGTTCGTCATCTCGAGCTCATGGGACGGCACTAGCCTCACCATCCCCACCGTTAGCCCGTTGATCTACAACCACACCACAGACACCAACGTCTCTTGCCTACCCGCCTCGGTCAAGCAAGCGGTCATTCACTTCATCGTGGCAATGGCTAAAGAGCGCGGAGCAGGTGGACTGGTCATCAACGAACTTGGCGAGCCAGTTGGCACGTCATCATCAACCGTCACTCAAGCCTACGACGAGGCTGCGGGATACGACCTACTCGACGACTTCATCCAAATCTGGGGTCGCGCATAATGTCTCGGGCCACAGTCCGCTCGGCGATTACCTCCTACCTGGAGAACGCCGACATCGAGTACCTGACCTCAGTCAAGCCTTTCCCACCCAAGTTGACTTTGGAGGGCGAGTTCTACAACGGTGCAGACCCCAACCACACCTCGGGGTGCATCATCTTTCTGTGGATAGAAACCGAGCGCGAGAATCGTATCGCTCTAGGTGGCGCTCACAACGGTCGCAAGGTAGTCGAGTACTCATTTATCCTCGACTGCTACTTTAGATCTGTAGAGCCCCAAGCCGAAGATGCCGCAGCTCAGAACGAAGCGTTCTTGGACAGCCTTATCACCGCCATCCGCGCAGACCGAAACGCCGGAGCCCCTGGCGTGGTCTTTGTCTGGGGCGAGGGACCACACCCTCAAGGCAACGGCCCCGACATCGAGGTCACTTCGTATTACCCGCGCAACCTCAAAGCAGGTTCGCAACTAACCCAAACCTATTCCAACATCCGCGTAATGGTGCTGGAAGAAATCGACTCATAAGGAGCATCATGGCTAAGTTCACATTCAACGGTGACGAAACTCTCATCTACTCAGACATCGACGGCGCAAGCCTTGAGGCTGTACCAGGTGAGTCATACGACATCAGCGCAGCCCCCGACGCTCGCTGGAGTGGCTTCACCGCAACAAAGACCGTAGAGACCCCTGTAGAGGCCCCAGAAGCCCCTGTAGAGCCCGCAACAACCCCCGCCTAACCCAACCCCCACAAACCAAAGGAGCGCCTTAAATGGCCTTTTTAGTAGCCAACAGTTATCTCGGAATCTTGCAAGAGACCACCCGAGGCACAACCCCAGGAGCCGGAACTCCGGTTTACATCCCTGTATTCTCGCCACAGGTGACTCCGATGCAGACGTTCTTGCGCGACGAGGCCCTGCGTGGATCACCAACGCTTGTCTATGACCAAGTACAAGGCGTACGTCACGACGAGTACGACGCGAAGTTCTACCTCTACGCTGACACTTTCCCTTGGTTAGTGACCTCAGTTCTTGGTGGCAATGACACCGTGACTGGCGCTGGTCCATACACCCACGCCATCAAGTTGTACAACAACGCCGCCAACGGTTCACAGCCCCGCTCATTCTCCATCATGGACTTTG